ACCGATGGAGTTTGATTCAATTCTTACGACCGCCCGCGTGGTAGTTCACCTAGGAATCGCACTCGTCCTGCTGTCCTACCAGCCGCGCGGCGCCAGGCACAGATACGGCGTCTCTTTATTAGCAGCGCTACTAGCCGCTAGTAGCTTAGGCCAGGGCGTCGGCCTAATGGTTGGCGCTGTAGAGCCTAAGGCAATGGGCGGTCAGTGGTTGAACCTCGGGCTCTTCGGAACAATCTTCTGCCTGACCCTCGCGTGCCGCGGTAACGTGGCTAAGATACTCCCTCGTTGCTCTCACGGAGCCCGCTGATGAACCTGTCCTCGAACGGCATCACCGTGGCTCATTATTTCGAGCAGTGCAAACTCGCAGCCTATCCGGACCCGGGTAGCAAAGACGGGAAACCGTGGACGATCGGCTGGGGACACACAGGGCCTGAAGTAGTGCCGGGCTTGACCTGGTCTCAAGCACAGGCGGACGCAGCCTTCGTTGCTGATATCTCCAAGTTCGAACGGGGCGTCAAAGGGTTGGTGAAAGTTCCGCTTACGCAAGGTCAATTTGATGCATTGGTGCTCTTCCACTACAACACCGGGGCTCTCGGAACGTCAACACTACTGCGGATGGTAAATGCTGGCGATCTTACAGACGCTCGCGCTCAGTTTGCCCGCTGGAACAAAAACGATGGCAAAGTTATGCGCGGGTTGATCCGTCGCCGCGCTGCTGAAGAAGCCCTATGGCTCGGGCACAACGGCGCGGAGGCTATCCGTGTTGGGGTAGCCGCAGCATGAACTCCGCTTACGGATATGCGCTGGCGTTGCTGATCGGCGCTGCGGGCTCGTGGTACGTCCAGGGGTTGCGCTGGGAGACGGATGTACAGGAACGCGATCTGGCAACCGCTACGGCGATCAGCGCGAACGTGGACGCGGTTAACCAACAGCTAATCGCGTCACGCGCACAGACAGAAGCCATCCGGCAAACTTTCATCGAGTACAAGGCAGGTAAAGAGAATGAAACGAGTGCTCTTGAGCGGGCTGTTGCTGATGGTTCTAAGCGGCTGCGGATCAAAGCCAGTTGTCCAACAGTGCGCGCCGATGGAACCGTTCCCGGCGGAGCTGTCAGCGGAACCGCAGAACTTGAACCCGCTGCTCAACGAGCTTATCTCAGTTTGCGAAGAGGACTCGACCGGCAGTTCGCCGAGTTGCAGTTCTGCCGGTCGGAATTGAGGAAGCGGTCAGCGCCGCGCTAACTCGGAGGCGATCCGGTGCAATTCTGGATCGCCTTCTTTCAACACTTCTAAAAGCGCTCTCTTCTCCGCTAGGTACGTAACGGCGAAAACCGGATAGCGTTCTAGGATGCTGCGGCTATTGCTGATCAGGTCGGCCAGTTTAATCGACTTTGCTTCAGGCGAAGCTAAAGCCGTATGCGCTCGGTCTAAGGCTTTACGCGCCGCACGGTTACCGTCTTCCGGTTTGGACACGTCGGTTAACTGTTCGACGTAGGCCGCTACTGTTTCGCCAAACAGGTCTTTAACGGTTTCCAGCGTAACGCCGGTATCCTCAACCACGTCATGCAGCAGTGCTGCTACATGCATAGCCTCAGACGCTCCTGGAACGACTTCCGATAGGATCACCATGACCTCTACAGGGTGATGCCAATAGTCTTCGCCCGTGTACTTACGCTTCTGACCAACAGCGCAATGGGCGCCGACACAGAAAGCCGCAGCCCGCTCAACCTCTAGCGTTAATTCACTCACAATAATACTCCTCTTCCTCAGTTGCATTTTGCGCAGCGGCTGTCGCCCGGCAGATAACCTGGGCGTCCTGCGTGAAGTACGCGGCCACTGGTACCGGGCCGTTTGCGGTTAGCATGTAGAGCATCGCTAGGATTTTCATTCGTCTTTATCCCGAAGTGCGGACCAAGCGCGCCCGATCGTGTTCCCGAACAGAAGCCATATTACGAACACCGCGCTCCAGATCCACCAAGTCCAATCGGGTAGCATACTCATTACCCAGATAACCGGCAGCACGATAGCCGCGACGCTCAGGGAGAAAAGCATAATGAAGAGAAACAAACCCAGTTCACGCGGTGCGCCTTTCTTCACTTCTTGCCAAGCCTTTTTAAAGTTACTCATTCCGCTTCACTCCTTTTCGCGGCCCGCACCATGCGAGCGCCGAAGAATTCGACTTTCTCAGCGTTGTATAACGCTTTGTTGTCCGCCTTTACCGCGCCGCCCATGCGGCCAGTGCAGGTACGCCAGATCGCTTTAAACGCTTCGCCTTCCGCAAACGTCATGCCGAGCGCTTCAATAATGTCGATGCTCTCGGCGGTGTACGGCTTGGCATTTGGGTCTATGGGGTCCGCGACGTGGCATTTGTAATAGTCGACGCTGCCGCCGGTTTTCTGTTCGCCGGAGTGTTGTTTCCGAGCGACAACGCAATGGGCGCATTCATCTCGGTAGTCGTTATCCGTGCCGTGTTTGTCGCAATGCCAAGTGCTGGTGCAATCGGGTTTCTGTCTCGGAGGAATGCAGTTCGGGCAATCGTTTCGGTAAACACTGTGTCGCGGACAGCCTAATGAATCACTCATGCTGCATCCTCTATAGGGTTGAATCCGTTATCGCGCATTGCACGTAACAGAATGTCCTGGATCTCTCGTTTGGTTTGCAGACGCTCTAGCACTAGCTCGTCCACGGTGTCCGCGGCCAAGATGAAATGGTGGAACACGGGGCGGTTGTGTCCGGCCTGCAGTTGGCGCACAGGCCCGTTACGCTCGATGATCTGTTGATGTTCCTCCAAGTTCCAGTTGACGCTGAAGAACACCAGAATGTTGCCCCCGTCCTGCAGGTTCAGACCGTGTCCTGCACTGGCCGGGTGGGCAAACATGATCGGGATCTCCCCGCGGTTCCACGCATCGATCGTCTCCGGCTTCTTGTCCAGGTGTCGGCCTTGAGGGAACCGCGCCAATAGCCTTTCCAAGTCACTCTTGAAGTGATAAGCCACCAGAACCGGCATACCGGCTGCTTCCTCTAGGATCTCCTCAAGTGCGTTAAGCTTCTCGTCGTGAATCTTTTTCCATGCCGGACCACCTTCTACATAGGCCGCGCCCGAGGCGATCTGCAAACACTTCTGCGTCTTGGCAGCCGCGTTAAGCGCTTCGATCTGCGAACCCTCTAGGTCCATAAACATTTGCTTTTCCATGTTCTTATAGAGGACGCGCGCAGCCGGCGGAAGCTCTACGCGGATAACGTTCACGATCGGCTCTTTGAGGTCGAACCAGTCCGCAGCGTCAATCGTGATGCACACGTCGCCCAAAGCTTTCTGTATCTGTTCCTGCGCTTGGTCGGTCGCCTCAACGCCGAACCCGGTATGCGAAGCCCTGAACCAGCGTTGCTTGAAGGCATCGTAGGTGCGCCCGAGACGATCGCCCTTATCGACGAACCACATCTGCCCCCAAAGGTCTTGGAGGCCGTTAGGGCTCGGCGTACCGGTCAGTAGAATGATCCGCTTGATCTTGGTATGGGCAACGCGGGCCAGTGCTTTAGCGCGGCGAGTACCCTGGCGAAGCCTGAAGCCTTTGAGCTTGGTCGCTTCGTCAACTACCACTGTGCGGAAAGGCCACTTGTCGCCGAAGTGCTCGACCAACCATTCCAGTTGTTCGAAGTTCACCGTGTAGACATCAGCCTTCATGCGCAACGCCGCCTGCCGTTCCTTAAGCGCTCCGCAGATCGTCACAACGCGGCGATGCTTAAGGTGGGTCCACTTCTGGTACTCCTGCGGCCAGGTGGTACGGGCTACACGGAGCGGTGCGACGATCAACACCGGGTAGACATCCTCGGTAAGCGAGAGGTCTTCCAGCGCCGTGGCCGTGCTGACCGACTTACCAAGCCCCATGCCGGCCCACACGGCCAAACGCTTGGTCGCGTGGATCGCCGACATGATCAACCCTTGGTAGACGTGAGGCTTATATTCAATTGCCATTAGACAATCACCTTGAATTCTTCGTCGGTCGACAACGGCCATTTCGCCTCAAGATTTCCGATCACTAGGTCAACCCCCTCTTTACTATCCAGCCAAACCACTTCGGCGCCCGCAGCACGGCGACGCTCGTGGTCGCGCACCTGAGCTTCGGTAGGCTTTTTGCCGGTCGCTTTCAACTCAACGAACAACACGCGGCCGCTAAAGGTGATCATCCGATCAGGGACCGAACGTCGCTGGGGACTGGTAAACTTGTCGCAAAGCGCGCCTATCTCTTTGCAGCGCTTGACCAGATAGGCTTCGATATCGCGTTCTAGCATGGCCGCTGCTCCGGTTTCACGTATCCGCTGTGCAGGTCAGGATCGTATGCCAAAATATCCGGCTCGGCTTCGTTCTCGCCGATCAACCATTTCATGTGATCCGCTTCATACCGCGCACGGTCGGGGTATTCGGAGCGATAAATGCAGATGCCTTCCGAAATGCACTGGCCTTCACGGTGTAGAATTACCGTCCAGTTCGTCTTGCCGTTGCTTTCCGGCATCTTGTCGAGCCACACTCGCAGGATCGGTCGAGTCATTTCGCTTGCTCCTTCTTAGCATCCCTGTACGCCTGCTGATAGATCCGCAGGCACTCAACGCAGCGGTAGGATTTGATCCAGCGTTCGCCCTTTAGCTCGGGGTGCTTCGGGCAAAGCCGACCGAAATATACTTGTTCGCGCATCGCATTTAACCTATCTAGAAACCGTAGAATCTAGATAGTATTCCTAGATTCGACTTGTAGTCAACCCTTCCGGTAGCGATATGCTTCGAAGCCGGCGGCGGCGAGCGGTAGGCCTTCTGTCCAGTCACAGCCCGCTGACATCAGTTCGGCCAGGTGTTCGTGGGTGTACTCGTCGGTGTCCGGCGCTTCGCTGATGATCTCGTCGTGGACGGTCAGAACGATTTCATAACCGGCTTTCTCGATATCTGGCATGCGGTACGCCAACACGTCCCGTGCACTGGCCTGCGTCACGTTTTCCGCCAGTTTGCCGGAGTAGGTGCGTAGCCGTTCCCATTTTCGGCTGTACTGGTTGATCCCCATGTACGTGATCTGTCCATCATCCTCGACACGCGGCGACGGATAGCAGAGGTAGCGGCCGCTTGGCAGCATGACGCGAAGCCAAGCGCCATCACGGCGGATCTTGTGCCGGCGGCATGTCAGTGTACGCCCCGGATTGTTGATCGCGCTCCGGCAAGCGTTCTCCAATTCCTTCCAATAGCTGACTGTGTTCGGGTGCGCTTCACGCCACAAGCGCTTAAAGGACTCGCAGACGATGAACGCCGAATCGCTAAGCCCGTATTGACTTTTGCCTTTGCTCAACTGCCATTCGAGGAAGTCTTTCGCCTCCCGCAAAGTGCTATCCGGAATGGCGTTGATCGCCTTATCGGCCATGGCTTCCAGGTCGATGTTAAAGGCGAGCGAGAAGGTGATGAATGCGCCGACGCCGCCCGCGTAACCCAGTGCGAGTTCCATGGTCTTACCGATCTGGCGCATGTCGCCGTCCACGTCGGCAGGATCAATACCGAACGCTTTCGCATACGCCAATTTGTAAAGGTCAAAGCCTTCGCCGGCGTCGAAGTCGCGGAACGCTTGAAGCTTCCACTCTTCCCCGGCCAGCCAGGCGAGCTTACGGCCTTCGATATTGGAAAGGTCGGCTACGACCAGTTTCTTACCCTCGGGTGCGATAACACAGCCGCGTGTGGCGCTGCTACAGGCTTCCATAACGGTGGTCATACGAGATCCCTTAAATGCGGAGCATTGGCTTGGAAGTTGGCGATACTGAAACCCCTAGGAGTCGCGCTTCGGATATTCTTCGTGCGCGTCGACTTACCTCCGCATTTCTTCCACCCGGGATTGTCTTTGTACAGAGGTTCAAGCCTCATGAAAGGAGGTTTCCGATACCCAGGGCCCTTCCAGATACCAGT